TAGCTACACCAGGTACACCAGCTACTCCAGCTACTCCAGCTACACCAGCTACTCCAGCTACTCCAGGTACACCTGTTGGACCAGTTACTCCATCTCTTCCAGCTACACCAGCTACTCCAGCTACACCAGCTACTCCAGTTGGACCAGTTATACCTCTTGGACCAGTTACTCCATCTCTTCCAGCTACACCAGCTACACCGGCTACTCCAGCTACTCCAGCTACTCCAGTTGGGCCAGTAGCTCCAGCTACTCCAGTTGGGCCAGCAATACCAGCGACTCCAGTTGCTCCAGTTGGACCAGATACAATTTGAATTATATAGGTGTCCATTAAATCCATTGATGTAATTTGGAAGGTACCTGCTGGAGCTGTAACAATAATCGGTGGTATAGTTGTTGTAGTTGTTGTTGTTGTTGTTGTAGTTGTAGTTGTAGTTGTAGTTGTTGTTGTTGTTGTAGATGTTGTTGTTATATACTGAACCTTATTAAAAGCGTATGGATGATTAGTTGGTAATCTACTCTGTAATCCCCATTTAGTTGCTAAATATCCCTCTACCTGTTGGCGCTGTGTTTGAGTCATTACATAAGGAAAGACTAGCACTTCACACATAGTTCCGTAAAAATATCGACCAGGCATTCCACCATAACCAGAATTATTCTCACTTGGTGAATCTCCTACACGATCACCTCCAACTGTATAATTTACTATATTAATAGGTTTTATTGTTATAGGTGTAGCTGGTTTATTATCACTGTTTATTTCAACTGTGATTGAAGGTGTATCTGAAGCTGGAGTTCCATAACTAGAATAATAGATTGAAAGATCAGTTGTAGGGGTTGGAAGATTATTAGCATATGATTGACCATCTACTACACCGGCAATGTGCCAAGACAGCTTTCTTGAACCGATATGATAGTATGGAATTAGTGAATTTGCAGCAGTATCAGCACCACCTCCATCTATAAAACTTATAAGTCTTGTAGTACGATCAGAATTAAAAGGTATACTTCCACTAGCAGCAACAACAAATGTTGTTATATTTAACAAATTCCTTTCAGCTGTAGTACCATTTATATAAGAATTCCCATTAAACCAAAATGACTTTAATCCATTAGTTACTGGTTGATCAGTTGTTACTATATTTTTAAGTGTACCATGATTATTTTTTCCAGACTTATCTCTAATTGTGGTTGGTGTTATAGTATCTGTATCAGATGCATCTAGCCATAAAAATGGTGCTCCACCATTAAAATTTCGAATAGGGTCTATTCTTGGAGGTAGTGTAGTTGTAGTTGTAGAGGTTGTTGTTATATACATAAGTTTATCATGATTGTACTTGTGTGTAGGAAGTAAACTACTCTGTAATCCCCATTTAGTTGCTAAATATCCCTCTACCTTTTCACGCTGAGTATCAGTCATTTCACGAGGAAATATAAGAACTTCACAGATACTTCCTGACATTATCGATTCTGGATAACTATTAGCGTATCCTAAGGCATTACAGCCTAATGAAAATTTAGATATTTGTAGATTAGATGATGTTATTGGTGTACGAGTATTAAATAAAGTACCATTTACACCAACACGCATGAAGTTATCACCATATTCACTATAGAATATTCCAATACTATTTGTTGCTATTGGAAGTGTTCCTGAAGACGTGTTATTATATTTCATACTAATTTTAGTAGTTGCTGTTGCACTGTCAGTTGCAATAATTGCCGCTAATGAGTTTACATTTGTTTCATCATTATTTCCATTTGATAATGATAAAATTCTAGATGTAGGATTTCTGTAATCAGGTGAAACTGAAGCAACGACAAAACATGATACTTTTGCTGTATTTCTATTAAGTGTTCCCATTATATAACTGTTATTTGGGGTAAGTTGTATTTTATAACTATTTGGAGAATGAATATATGGACTACTCCAAATATTATTTGACCAAGCTGGTGGGATACTTGTATAGTCATTTCCATTATTAGCATTTATAATAAAAGCATCTTGATTAGCATTATTTACAACCATTTTATAATTGGTTCCATCAATACATAAATACATTGTAGAACCATCATGATTTCTACGAATACCAGTTACTGGTAAAGGCGTACTTATCCCAGTCCCGAACATTTTACTAATGCCAGGATCTGATGTAAAACGTAGTGTAAACGAACCATTTTGTATAGCGTATTCATTATCCCAATTTCCATTGTTATTATTCCATTGATGTACAGAAAAGCCTAAACTTGTTTTATATAATAGTGCTTTACCAGTTATATCCATTGCTACACTACCACGCCAGTTCCACTCTCCAAATTCTGCTATGTATAAAGTTGTTCCTGGTATTATCGAAGTATTAATAGATGAACCTGTTTGCCTTTGGTTATACTGTTGTCCAATTGCTCCATCAATTACAAACCCTATAGGATTTGGTGGAGTTACTGAAGCTGATGAATTACTAGAATTATTAGTTATAACTAAAGTTTTTAATCCACCTGTAGTTGTTCCTACTGTTACATTGTTTAATACAGCATTATTTCCATTACCAGACCTATCTGTAACTTGTCCAGCAGTTGTTCCAGTATTATTTGCATCAAGCCATACTAATGGCGGACCACCATCAAAAAAGGTAATATCTTCTGTTGTTGCTGGCGCTCGTGTTGTAGTTGTTGTTGGTCGTGTTGTAGTTGTTGTTGTTGTTGGTATTGTTGTAGTCGTTGTAGTTGTTGGTAGTGTTGTAGTTGTTGTTGGTAGTGTTGTAGTCGTTGTTGGTCGTGTTGTTGTTGTTGTTCTTTGTAAACTACTTTCTAATCCCCATTTATTTGCTAAATAATTATCTATCATTTCACGTTGTGCAGAAGTCATTAGGTAAGGAAAGACAAGAATTTCACCTATTTTTCCTCTAAAAAATCTATCGGAATTACTAGGACTATCTCCTACACGATCACCTCCAATTGTATAATTTTCTATATTCACAGGATTTACTGTTATAGGTATACTACTGTTATTATAGCCATTTACTCCAATTGAGGCTAAAGATGTACCTGATGGTGGAGTTCCTTGACTATAATAATAAATTGAATAATTACTTGAAGCAGTTGGAAGATTACTAACATCTGATTGACCACTAACAACATTGTTAGACCAAGCTATCTTTGGACCATAAACAATAAACAAAGGAATTAAACATGTAGTAGTATTATCAAGACCTCCTCCATCTATAAAACTTAGTATTCTTGTATTAAAGCTTGTATTGTCAGTTGTATCATTATTTACAGAAGCAACAACAAAGATAGTTATGTTTAATAAAGATCTTATAGGTGTAGTACCACCTATGTAAGATTTTCCACTAAGGTTAAAAGTTTTTAATCCATTTGGTGAATTTATAATATCCATATTTTTATATGTACCATTATTACCACTTCCAGATTTATCTAAAATTCTTCCATTATTAATTGTAGTAGATATTATAGTGCTTTGGTCAGATGCATCTAGCCATAAAAATGGCGGATTACCAGTAAAAGATGGAATAGTGTATATTCTTGGTAGCGTTGTTGTAGTTGTTGTTGGTGGTGTTGTACCAAACGTAAATCTTTCATTTTTATAGCGATGAGTATCAGGCTTTAAACTAGATTGTAGCCCCCATTTAGTTGCTAAATAACCTTCTATTATTTCACAATGTGATGGACTCATGGCATAAGGAAATACAAGGACTTCACAGACATTTCCGTCAAACCAACGTGTACCATCAGTCACCCAACTATCTGGCCCAATTGCATATTTTCCTATATTTATAGCAGGGATTGTCATCCCCCGCGAGCCTTTAAACTCTCCATTTGCTTTAAATGTTGACCCAGAGGGAGTTAAAGCACAATAAAATATAGAAGTATTAGTTGTTATAGGATGTATTATATCTACTGTCTGTCCATTATTATAATAGCCCATAAGGCCTCCCTGTGAAATATATAAAGCAGCTATTGAAGTTGAATTATACCAATCATTTGGAGAAGTTCCATTCCAAAAAGCCATTAATCTACCAAAATTTGGAGAACCAGCTGTAGTTAAATTTGATATTCGAGCAACAACAAATATTGTTATGTTTGATACTGAATTCATTGGTGCATTTCCACGTACCGAAGAACCAAAAGCAAAAGCAAGTGTATTTAATCCATTTATAACTGTAGCTGATGTATTTGTTGTTTTTGTTGTTACATTATTTAATGTAGCATAATTTCCATTACCAGACTTATCATTAATTCTACTTTCTACTATACTTGATGTATCAGATGGGTCTAACCATATTAATGGACGGCCACCAGGAAATAAGATAGTATCTTCTGTTGTTATTGATGTTATTGCTAGTGTTGTTGTAGTTGTTGTTGGTAGTGTTGTAGTTGTTGTTGG